CCTATGGTATAGCTTTAGATGCAGTTGAAGACGGTGAAGGTAAAATAACTGGCTATGTTGTATCAGAGGAAACTAAAAGATTAAAAGAAGGTGAGAAGATTACTGATGAATCTTACATCAGAAGACAAGCACTTGCTGAGAAGTCTCAAGAAAACTTGACGAAAGAAGTTGAGAATATAGACGAAGAGTATAGATTAAAAGCAAAAGAACTTGATGATAAGTTTAGAACAGAAAAAGAAGATGCTGATTTGGCTTCTGAACAAAAGATTCTTGATGCGAAACTGGCTAAATTTTCTACTGCTTTACAACTGGCTCAAGACTTCGCTGAAGGTTTAGGTGAGATAAACAATTTAATAAATCAAGCTGAAGACCAAAGACAACAAGCTCGTACGGAAGCATTTGTTTCTGAAGAACAAGCAAAGGCTGATGCGATTGAAGCGGCTTATCAAGCAGACATAGCAGCGAATGCTTATACTGAAGACCAAAAGAAAGCTAAACGTGAACAAGCTAGTAAGCAGATTGCTGGTATACTTGATGCATCAAATAAGGCGATTGATAAATCGAATAGAGAGCTTGCTGAGAAACAGTTCAAAAGACAAAAGGCTTTGAATATAGTAAATGCTGTTATTAACGGCGCTCAAGCAGTTCTACAAGCCATTGCTACTTTCGGACCACCACCTTCACCTTTAGGTATAGCAGGTATCGTTGCTGCTGGTATAATAACAGCAGCTCAGATTGCGGCTATCTCATCTCAAAAGTTTGATGGTGGTGCGACTGGTGCTCCTACTTCTGTAACTACACCTACTATACCTGATACTACAGGAAACGCAGCAGCTCAAATCAATGCTGCTTCTTCTGGAGGATTTACATCATTCAATGAGGGTGTAACTGGACCACCAACTGGAGGAACAACTACAACTGGAGAAACAAATACAGGAATGTATCAAAAAGTATATGTGTTAGAGTCTGATATAACTAACTCTCAGAACAGAGTAAGAACGTTAGAAAGTAACGCATCATTTGGATAAAAACAAAAAACAAAACAACCCTATATTAGATATGAAAAAAGACTTACCTATTTTCGACATCATTCTAAATGAAGAAGACCTTAGTCAAGGTGTTGGAATGATATCATTAGTTGACGAACCAGCTATCGGTGTCGAATGGATTAAACTATCTAAACAGGCAGAAATGTCTTTTAAGGCAGATAAAGAAAAACAAATGTTATATGGTCCTTTCTTAATTCCTAATATGTTAATTTACAGACAGGATGATATTAATGGTGAGTACTATGTTAGATTTAGTAAACAAGAAATTGATAAAATAGCGACAAAGTTCAACGAAGACTTAAACAGTAGAAACATCAACTTGATGCACACTGATACTAAGGTTGATGCTTTTGTCGCACAGAATTGGGTCATTGAAGGTGAACAAGATAAGTCTCGTAACCTCGGTTTTGACCTTCCAGAAGGTTCTTGGTTCGGCGGTGTGAAAATCAAAGACCAAGACTTTTGGACAAAAAAGGTTAAGAATGACGAAGTTAAAGGATTTTCTGTTGAGATTCTTGCTGACTTAGAATTATCACTAAAAAATAAAGAACAAAAAATGAAAAGACAAATTAAATTAGGAACTGCTAATCTTAAAGATGGTATCACAGTTTATTGGGATGGTGAGTTTGGAATGGGAACAATGATTTACGTTGACGAAGCACTTACTGAATTAGCTCCAGATGCGGACCACATATTAGAAGATGGTACAGTTGTAACTACACTAAAAGGTGAAGTAGTTGAGATTCAAGTATCTTCTATTGAAGAAGAAACTGAAGAAGATTTAGCAATTGACCCAAACGCAGCACCAGTTGCAGCAGGATTAACAGCTGAAGAAGTATCAGGAATGATTGATGCGAGATTTACTGAATTGATGGATGAAATCACAAGATTAAAAACATCTTTAGAAGAATCTAACACAGAAGTTAGTGACTTTAAAAAGAATGTAGAAGAAAAGTTCTCTACAACTCCAGCTACAAAAACTATTACAAAACCTGAGTTCAGAATGGACACAAAGTTTGCTAAAGACGAAGCAAGAGTTAGAGAGTTTGCTAAAAACAGAATATAAAAACAAAAAACACAGTTTACCTATATTAGTAAACACAAAAAATAATTTAAAATAAAATGGCTTTAACAGACAATACTACATTTTACGGTAAGGACGCTGAAGGATTCTTCAAAAAGGTTCTTACTACAGGTGTTGCTAAAAGTGAATTGGCTCTTGTACCTAACGTAAAGAGTAAAATCAAATTAGCTTACTCTGATTTAGGAAACATTCTTCAGGCTGAAGATTGTTCATTCTCTGCAACAGGAGAAGGTTCATTGAACCAAAAAACAATGGAGGTTTGCGACCTTAAAGTTAACTTAGAATACTGTGCTACAACATTCGAAGCTAACTATTTATCAATGCAATTAAGACCAGGTTCTAATGGTGAAGAAGTTGTACCAGCATCTTATGCTGACTTCGTAGTAAACTACGTTGCTGAAAAAGTATCTTCTGACTTAGAAACAGTTCTATTCAGAGGTGATACAGGTACTTCATCTTACCCATTCTCTTTATGTGATGGTTTAGTAAAACAATTGTTAGCTGACGCTGCTGTTGTTGACGTAAGTGCTACAGCATCTACTATCGGAGCATCTAATGTTATCGGTGAGATTAACAGAGTTTTACAAGCATCTCTTGCTGAAGTAAGACAACAACCTAACTTTAAGATATTCGTATCTCAAGAAATCGCTTTCGCTTACAAACAAGCACAAGCTGCTGTAACTGGTGGTTTATTCATGGTTGGTGATAAGCAACTTGACTACTTAGGATACAGACTTATCCCTACTTCAGGTTTAACAGCTAAACAAATGATTGCTGCTAACACTGATAAAGTATTCTTCTTAACAGATTTAACATCTGATTGGGATGATATCATCATCATACCACAAAGAAACATCTCTGGTGCGAGAACTGAAAGATTCGCAACATCATTGAAGTTTGGTGTGAATTACCTTTATGGTAACGAAATCGTACTTTACTCTGGAGGAACAGTACAAGCATAATCCTTAACTGGAATAAAAATAAAACTATAACAAATGGCATGTGTTTCATTTTCAGGCGGGATTGCTAAAAGTTGCGATTCAAACATAGGTGGTTTAACTAAGTTGTATTTAACTGACTTAGATAACATCGTAACTGTTACAGAAGCTGGTGGTACTGTATCAAGTATCATTATGGCTTCAGCATCAAACTTTTATGAGTTTGAGTTTAACAGAAACTCCGCTGCTTACCAAGAAGACTTGGTTAAATCAGTAGAAGCTGGCTCAGCTTTATTCGAGCAAACAATAACTGTAACTATTCCGAGAAGAGAAGTTGCTAAGAGAAATACTTTAGCACTTTTAACTCAAAGAGATTTGGCAGTTATCATCAAAGATAGTAACGGTTTATACTGGTACCCAGGATTAGACGAAGGAGTTTACCTTTCTGAATCTACATCCACATCAGGTACAGCTAAGGCTGACGGTTCAAACTATACTTTAACTCTTAAAGGGTTCGAGTTAGACAGAGCACCAGGTGTTTCCTCATCTATCATTGCTGGATTATTGTAATCAAATAATCAACATAAATGTAAAACCCGTCAATCAGTAATCAATCTGGTTGATGGGTTTTTTGTTTTATCGAACCAAGTTTTGACCATCAAAAATCAAAACAAAGTTTAACGTATCAATTTTAGATACAACTTCTGATAAGTCAAACACTTTAGTGTCTTTGCCTACAGCAGCTGTAGCGATGATAACTTTAACTCTACCATTTTTGTAGATTTTATCAATGTTCATAAAGCAGTCATTCCACTCAAAACCGTTTGTTGCTGCTGATTTGTAAATCTGTCCTACTTTAATGTCTGTCGTTTTCATAATGTCTATCGTTATTTGTCTTACAAAGATAAGCAATCTTTTCTGTTCTGCCAAATAAAAAACAAAGTTTCTTTTTAACTCCATATCAAATAAACAAAATCTGTAGTATGACAATAAATCTAACACCAGGAGTAACAGCTTCAGTTTGGATGAGTTTAAGAGAATCAGTACCTTATGGCTCAACAGCCTCTTTCAAGTTTACATTCACCAACGATATCTCAGGATTAAGTAAAGTCTTTTACCCAACTGACTTACAACCTGATAATAAGTGGTCAAGATTTGACATAGTTGTTGGAACACCTGAAAACTTAATCACACCAAAATTGAATATGAGCCCAGGAATGTGGTCTTATTCTGTCGAAGCAGGTTCAACAGTACTCGAAACGGGAAAAGTACTTGTAAACGAAACTAAGACTTGGACTACCTTAGATAGACCCGCTAAAAACATTCCAGTCCTAAGAAGATAATGGCATTATTTGACTTTATGCGAAAGCCAGAGCAACCAGCTCAAGCACCTAAGATATCTGAACAAGACATCTTTGACACTATTAACATGCGTAACATTGACTTACCTATTCCAAAAGAACATAAAGGTTATGATTGGGTACTATTCGGTCCTAACAATCAATTTCCTTTAGACATCTTAGACTATAGAAATTCTTCAGCGATACACGATAGTATCATTGAATCTAAGACATCTTTAATCGCCGGACAAGGATTTATATTCGGAGAGACAAGAGAACTCTCTAATCAGTTCTTAGTCGATAATTGGAAGTTAGTTCCTTTCTGGAGAAAACTTGATAAAATCTTTTGGATGGTTGCAAGAGACCAACAAACATTTGGTTATTCTTGTTTTGAGATAATCTATTCTATGGATAGAACTCGTATCGCTGATATGAACTGGATTGATGCATCAAGAATTGCCTCTGGTAAAAGAGATGAGTTTGGTAACATTGATTGTTATTACTACTCTGATAACTGGAAAGACACAAGAAACAATCCACCAAGAAAAATTGAAGCTTACGATCCTAATAAAGATGGTATGAGACAATTGATGTTTATCAAATATGATGATAACAATATGGACTACTACGCACTACCTAACTACTACTCTGCTTTGAGATGGATTAAAGCCGACTCATTAATGGGTGAGTATAACTTAGCAGCAATCAATAACGGATTCTCACCTTCTATCGTGTTTAAGTTTTATAAGAAACCTACACCAGAAGAAAGAAGAATGAATGCTGAGTCAATAAAGGCACAACACGGAGGTCCAAGAAATGCTGGTAAAGCTTTAATATTCTATGCTGATGGTAAAGACTTAGCACCAGATGTAGATACATTAGATGCTACAAACATTGACCAAAGACTTATTCAAGTAGCAGACCAAATCGTACAACAAATAATCACAGCTCACAGAGCACACCCACAACTATTAGGAATTCAAACACCAGGTAAGTTAGGATACTCATCTGAGTTACTTCAGTCTTGGGAAATCTTTAACGCGATGGTTATTGAACCAGAAAGAAAGTTGATTATGGATTCATTCAGACAAGTTTTAATCTACAATGGTGTTGTAAGAGCTGAGATAGAACCAACGGTACCAATAAAAATAATTCAAGGATAATGGAAGATTCACTTTTTATAGATGATAACTATCTAAAACAATATTCACCTTTAGGTAAGTCAATTGATGTTGA